ATGTGGATGGAAATTTCACGACTATCCCGATCAGCTGGATATGTGACGCACTTGCACCGATCCCTACGGATCAGATCGACAGGTTTTCTTCCCAGAGCGTCAAACTTGCTACTGAGAAGATACCTTCACCGGTTGATCTGAGCGTCTTCCTAGGAGAGTTACGCGAAGGCTTCGGAGAAGTTATTCCGAAGCTGAAAGACATGCTTCGCCTCTCAAGCGCTTTCCTATCCTTCAAATTCGGATGGGGAGCGTTTGTCCAAGATTTGATGAAGATCATCAAGTCTATCAAGGGACCATGGAAGCGTCTCGCGCTTCTGCGCAAGATGCAGGGAATTCCTTTCTGGCATCTCAATCGTATGAGTAGCCCTCCTGACTTGGAGTGCGTAGCCAGTAAGGAAACTAACCGTTTGATCCACATTTCTCGGAATCTTCTTACGATCCCGACTGATGTGAGGTCTACTGTTAGTTATGGCGTTCGAGTTGAGACTGAGCTCACTGCATATAAGCTGTGTAGCCAAATATGCACGTTGAACCGTCTCCGTGGCCTAGATTCACTCTGGGCTAACTTCGACGCCTTATCGGTGTACTATGGCCTAAACAACCCCTTCAAGACCATATGGAACTTGACGAGGATGTCTTGGCTCATAGGCTGGTTCATCGATGTAGAATCGTTCCTTGACAAACTCGAAGGAGACCCGTTCTCTGAAGAGGGTAGTTTTGGTTCGACTACCGCCGGGCTCACGATCCGTGAGTCTCATTATTCTGTGAAGACTTTCCACACATGGAAAGCCTCTGCAGTAATAACGAATCTCGACGGCTCGGAGGATGTTCATGAACTTTCTTCCGGCATCGTGAAGCAGTACTCGCGTCACCACGGGTTACCACCAACTAGTACCTCTAGCGGACTCGAGCTCTCGCTCGGGCAATGGGAAATCCTGGCTGCCTTGATCGATCAACGGTTGAGTGACCGTAAGATCTTCTAGGCAGTAACCACCCCACCCCCCCGCGTGCACACGTGTGTGCGCACCCGAAAGGACAGCGCTATGGCATTTGGAGACATTACCGTTTCTAACGGTACCGTATCCCGCGTCTTCACCCCAACCAAGTCGGATGGACAGACTG